TCTTCCTGGCGCTCGATTCGCCGGACGACGTGAAAAAGCTGCTGTCGCTCGATCTCACCGGCGTGTGGGTCAACGAGGCCCGCGAGGTCGCCAAGGAGATCGTCGATGCCTGCACCGGCCGCGTCGACCGCTTCCCCGATCCCGACATGGGCGGCCCGAGCTGGACCGGCGTCATCATGGACACCAACTCGCCGGGCGAGGAGCACTGGTGGCCGATCATCGCCGGCGACGTCGATCCGCCGGAATGGATGGGCACCGAGGAACGCCTGCTGATGGTCAAGCCGCCCGACTGGAGCTTCTTCACCCAGGCGCCGGCCATGCTCGAGAAGCTGCAGGGCGACAAGCTGACCGGCTATGTCATCAACCCGGAGCGCGAGAACCCGATCCTCGGCGAGCGCTATTACATCCGCATGATCAGCGGCAAGTCGCGGACCTGGATAAAGATCTACATCCTCAACGAGTACGCCACGCTGATCAGCGGCAAGGCGGTCTACGAGAAGGAGTGGAACGACGACCTGCACATCGCCAAGCAGCGCCTGATGCCGATCGAGGGCATCCCGATCATCCTCGGCCTCGACTACGGGCGCACGCCGGCGGCGGCCTTCAAGCAGCGCGTCGGCAACCAGATGCGGCTGATCCACGAGCTCGTCCTGTCGGGTGTCTCCACCAAGACCTTCGGCATGGCGATCGTCCGCGAGGTGGCGCGGCTCGGCTGGCAGAGCTGGAAGTTCGACGTCTGGGGCGACCCCTCGGGCGACGACCTCAAGGAGACCAGCGACGACGTGCCGAGCCAGATCCTGCGCAACTGCGGCGTGCCGGCCAAGGCGGCCCCGACCAACGACCCGCTGGTCAGGATCGAGACCACCGCCGCCCTGATGAGCCGCATGGACCCCGAGGGCCCGGCCTTCCTGGTCTCGCCGCACTGCAAGAACTTCATCGTCGGCGCCCGCGGCGGCTACCATTTCAAGCCGGTCGGCGGGCTGCGCACCGGGCAGTACGACAGTCGGCCCAACAAGAACCGCTCGAGCCACATCCAGGACGCCGACCAGTACGCCAATATCGGCGCCGGCGAATGGCGCCCGGTGATGATCGGCAGCAACCCCGGCAAGGTGGTGACCGTTAACCGCACCGGCCATCCGCTCGAGCGCCAGGCCCAGCGCGTCGCCCGCGAGACCAGCCGCTTCCAGAGCCGCTTCAACCGCATCGGCAACCGTGCCCCCGTCCGCTAGCAGCCGGCTGACGCCGGGCATCCTGCTGAAGCCGTGGTCGCAGCCCTGGCAGGTCTGCTTCATCCCGTGCTGGCAGCACTGGACGATGCGGCCGTTCCGCATGAAGCCGCCCTTCCAGCACGTCTTCCTGCTGCGCCCCTTCGAGCAGCTCGATGTCAGCCAGTCGCGCTGGATCTATGTCGAATGGAGCTTCATGGGCGCCGTGGTGCGCCAGCTCGGGGTGCGCGACGCCGCCCCGATGCACGAGCACGTCATGAGCAACGGCGCCATGCTCTGGTATCCCGGCTCGGACCGCCTGCCGGCGCCGCACATGGCCAACGGGCTGTGGCCGCTGACCTGTGTTACTTTCGTCCGCCAGGTGCTCGGTTTGCCCTTCCGCTACCGGATCTGGACGCCCCAGGCCCTGTGGGACGAATTGCTCGAGCGCGGTGGCACCATCGTCGTCGCGCCAAAATAACAAGGAGCAGCCCATGTCGACCATGTTCGGCGGCGGCGGTGGTGGTGCCTCACCGGCCAGCTGGGCCCTCACCGGGGACATCCTGAAGAAGAACCAGGCCGAGCAGGATCGCCTGACGGCGCGGGCCAGCGAGGTCCAGGCCCTGGCCGATGCCGCCGGCGTTAGCGCCAAGGCGCTCGGCGACACCCAGCAGCGCCAGCGCGACGCCCTGATGCGCAACCCCAATCCGTGGATGACCGGCGGCTACACCGGCGTGCCGGGCGGCGATTCGCGCACGCTCGGCGCCAACTATTTCCTGGGAACCTGACATGGCCCGTTCGCCCGAAGGCACTGCCCCGCAACCGACGCCGCAGCCGCCCTACCCGAAGCGCTCGCCGCAGCGCGACGAGGAGGCGCCCGAGAAGAAGTATCCCGACACCACCGAGCGGCCCAAGAAGGCCCGCGACCCCGACGAGGACCGCGAGACCTACAAGACCTGGCAGAAGCTCTCCGAGGAAGCCAACCGCCGGCGCCAGCCGTGGATCCCGATGTGGCAGGCGATCTACGAGCTCGTGCTGCCGCAGCGCGAGAGCTTCTTCGACATCGCACCAGGCCAGCCGACCACCGACCTGATCTACGACGAGACTGCCGTCGTGGGTCTCCCCCGCCTTGCCAGCCGTCTGACATCCGGCTTTTTTCCCGAGGCGGGGGAACTGTTCACGCTGGCCTTCGGCCACGACGCGCCCGACCACCTCAAGGGCCTCGACGGCCAGCTCAAGATCCAGGCGCTCACCCTGATGATCCACGAGGCGTGGCAGAACTCCAACCTGCCGGTCGAGATCAGCGAAGGCATGATCGACTTCGCGGTCGGCACCATGAACCTCGCCCAGGAGCCCGGTGCGTTCCCCGGCGACGTCGTCTTCAAGACCGTGCCGCCGACCAACATCGCCATCCTGCCCGGTGCCGGCGGCAAGGTGGTGGGCTGGTTCCAGTGGCGCAAGAAGCAGCCGCTCGAGGAGGTCTGGAAGGAGTTCGGAAAAAAGGGCCAGTTCCCCGACAAGTTCATGAAGGATCTCAAGAGCGATCCGCGGCGCGAGCTCGTCGTCCATACCGCGACCTGGGACACCAGCACGGTCGAGAAGTACAGCTGGAAGCAGGTCGCCATCCTGAGCGACTACAATGCGGTGATCTACGAGAACGACCTCGAGGGCGACGGCGCCTGCCCGTGGAGCACCACGCGGTGGAGCCGCGTCGGCCTCGACGTGTGGGGCCGTGGCTGCGTCATGCTGGTCATGCCGGCGATCAAGACCTGCAACCTCACGGTCCAGATGATCCTCGAGAACGCCGAGCTGGCACTCGGGGGCGTGTGGACCTACGACGACGACGGCGTGTTCAACCCCGACAACATCGTGCTCGCGCCCGGCACCTTCATTCCCAAGTCGAAGGAGGGCAAGGTCGAGGCGCTGCAGAGTGCGGCGCAGTTCAACGTCGCCGACCTGGTGCTCGCCGACCAGCGCATGAACATCAAGAAGGGGCTGTTCATCGACGAGATGGACACCCAGGGCAAGACGCCCAAGTCGGCTTTCGAGATCCAGCAGCGCCTCGCCGAGATCGCCCGCGACCTCAGTGCGCCGGGCGCCCGCCTGGTGCACGAGTGCCTGATCCAGCAGGTCAACCGCACCATCCACATCTTCGAGCAGCAGGGCATCCTCGATTCGATGGGCCTGCGGGTAAACGGCAAGCAGATCAAGATGACGGTGAAGTCGCCCTTGCTGCGCGGCCAGGACCAGGTCGAGCTCAACGAGCTGATGCAGTGGGGCCAGATGATGGACGCGCTGTTCGGCCCCAACACCGCGGCGATGACGCTCAACCGCGCCACCACCATCCCCTACATCAGCAAGCGCAACGGCATCCCGATGACGCTGATCAGGAGCGACGAGGAGATCAAGGCCGACCTCGCCAAGGCGCAGGCCGGCGCGATGGCCGCCCAGGCGGCCGCCCCGGCCGGGCCGGAAGGCGCCCAGCAGGTCCAGGGCGACATCGCCCAGGCGGCCACCGGATGACCGGCGGGATCGAGGGCCGGGCGCCGCGCCGCGCCATCCAGCACCGCGCCGACGCGGTCAAGGGCATCGACGGCAAGATGTACCCGCGGGACGTCGAGGACGAGCTCAACGGCCTCGCCCACCGCGTGCTCGGCACGGCCGACGGCCAGCGCTTCCTCGCCTACCTGCGCGGCATTACCATCCACGTCGCCTTCGAGGGCAACGTCGAGCCGCACGCCCTGATGCACATGGAAGGCCAGCGCTGGCTGGTCGGCCTGCTCATTTCACGCAGCAACGCCGGGAGCATCCGATGACCGATCTGCTGAGCCGCGACCCGCTCTACCTGCAATACGCCACCCTGCCGGCCGACGACGCCAAGCCACTCGGCGGCGGCCCGGCAACCTACCGCGTCATTCCGCGCAGCCAGATGCCGATCGATGCCCGCACCCTCGGCTACACCTGCCCGACCACGGCGATCGACATGCAGATCGCCCGCCGCGAGGGTGACGAGAGCAACGCCGGCAAGCCGCCCAAGGTGGTGCCGGGACAGGAGCAGACATGAACTGGCGCGAGAGGATCCGGTTTGCCCCGGCTGACGGAGGAACTGGCGGTGGCGGCAGCGAAGGCGGCGCTGGTGGCGGTGGTGGCGGCGGAGGAGCTGCGCCGGGCGGTGCGCCGGGCGCTCCAGCGGGCGACGGCAAGGGCGACGGCGGAGCAGCGCCGGCAGGCGATCCGGGCGCAGCAGCTGGGGCCGGTAAAGCCGACCCCAA